CTTAAACGAGCAGATGCAAGTAAATTAGAATCGGTGAATGTAGATGTGACTAAGCGTCCAGATGGCTCTAGGAGAATTGCTATCGAGTTGGTTTATCCTGAAGAAGTGGAAAAGAAAGCAGATGGATTCTTGTACAGTGACAGAGAGTTTTAAATGATTCCAATAGTAAAAACCAAAGCAGATCGTGCTAGGTTTTATGGATCGACCAAGTGGCGCAATCTAAGGCAGCAAATACTTGAGAGAGATCACTATGAATGCTTGTGGTGTAAAGCCGAAGGCAGACTGACTACACAGTATGATTCGATACTGGAAGTCGATCACATCAAAGAGTTACAAACAAATCCAGAGCTTGCGTTTGATCCAGACAATCTAAGAACGTTATGCAAGGACTGCCACAACAAGCGACACGATCGGATGAACTATCGTGGGCAACCAAAGAAAAGAAAGTGGGACGATGAATTTGACATCTTATAACACACTAAAGGAATACGTTGAAGACGGAAGGTACACTATAATTGTCGGTCCAAGGAATAAATCTTTGATGACTAGAATTAAGGAATTATATCCTGAAGCAGTAGTAACAACCTCTAATGCTGATGGTATTGATGGTAAAAAACTATTGGTTGATAAATTGGCAGCGGATGGATTAGGTCTTAAGTCAGCATTGCTTAAGTACGAAATCGTAGATGTAGTTTACGAAAACTTCACTAAGCAATTCGTTGAAGGGGGCAATGTGACTGTTAACTTTTCTTCGAAGCTACATGAGGAATGGGAGAAGGCGTTTAATCAAATCAAACAAACTACTAGTGAAAGTTTAAGGAGTTCATTTATTGGATGTGCAGTAGGTATTCATGCTCATCCTTACAAAGAACAAGGTGGTGAAGACTACAACGATTATTGCCAGCAGTTTTTCGAAGGTGATGTTTGGAAACAAAAGCGACAGGATATCTTGGATTCGAATAAACCACTAAACAAAGAAGATGTAAGCTTTGATTTAAACGGGAAAGTTCCAAAGCTTTACATCAAAGGCCAAGAGGTTGGGGTTGTATCAATGACGAATCACTATGTAACAAGCCATGCATGGGGTAAGGGAACCAATGTGGCTACATTTATTTATATGACTAATGATGATCCTAAACAGAAAGTATTATCTATTGATCGAATCACTGGGGAGGTAATGAATCAATGAGTAAAGACGAAAAAACATTTATTAAAGAAGGATCAGCAATTCAAAATCTAAATGAATCAAGACATGATGCCAGCGCTTGGATTCAAGATACAATTGATAAGTTGAATTCATTTAAGCAGCGAGTTGATGATGGCCATGTGATCATAATGGGTGGAGACTACAGCGAAACTCATCCAGTACCAGACAGAGAAGAAGTAACGTACGATTACATCTCATTGTCAATCGATTTCGTGAAAACCAAATCCCAAAATCAGACCGAATAGAACATGAAAGTAGGGACTAATACACCCCCGGTCGAATTATTTTGTGGTCAAATCCCAATCTAGGGAACCGGTGGGAGGGGTCAATTGTCCAAATTTATGACTAAAATTTTTTTGCTAGGGGGGTGAGAGCCTTTGAAGATGTCAGATTTAAAGAAACAGTTGCTGAGACAGATTGACGTAAACGATCAGATGGAACTTGAAAAAGTTGAGAGATACCTTGATTTAGTTAGGCTTTATCGAAAAATGGATAAAGCTGTTAAGCAATACGGACCAATTGTCGAAGGCTTTAACGGCACTCAAACGTATCTTAAAACTAACCCAGCAATCGCTCAAAAAGTTACGATTTCTCGTGCAATTATTGCTCTTGGTAAAGACCTTAACCTTGATGATTTGAACGGTAAAGTAGTCACTGATAATCAAGATGATTATGATGAGAGTGATCTAACATGATTCATCAAAA